TCAGAGACTGCATGCTCGAACATTGCGGGGATACCCTGAGTACCGGAGCCACTAAGGCCAAGGCCAGGAACAGTCTGAACCTTTTTCAGGGTGTTGAATTGATGGTCACTATTAAGATTAGTAAGAGTAGTTCCTGCGGCAAGTTTAGCAGAAAGTCTAGTTCCACTGCCTCCGCCGCCAGCAATTTTGTACTTATCGATACAACGGCCAACAACGTAATTGGCAGAAGCTGTCGCACCATCCCAAGTAGTAAGGCGGCCAGGAGTAATCGCGGCAACGTTGTATGCCTTATTGGTGGCTTTGTGGTTTCCAGTACTAGTACCGTCTCCAGCGACTCTAACAATGTCACCGGGCTCAATGTCAAGCTCAGCAGTAGTTATGGCGGGCATTACGATAGAGTAATTACCCATCAAGATTGAAGGCATTAAGTCGCGTTTGTAATTTGTGTATTTAGACTTAAGGACTTCAGAGTAAACAGGGGCAGTCAAGACACCGATGGGCTTAATGTTTTGTACAAGCATCGTACTAGCGCCCTCATCGGTTCCGTCAGCATTTACCGCAGCGCCTGCAGCAGTGGCATCATCAATGTTATGGGTTCCAAAATCACTATCCTTAGAAGTGTACTGGACAGTGTATTTTCCCCAACAGGCTGGAGTTAATGCTCTTGCGCCTACTTCGGCGGTAGTGAAGAGGTTAGTAGCGTCAAACTGACCAGTGTCATTTAGTCTACCAACAAAAGTACCTGGTAACAAAACAATGGGGTCATCGTCATGAAGCTTGTCTAGCATTGAAATTGGAAGAAATTTTGCGGCTCTAAGACCCTGGATAGAAGGTCTTACACCTTCGTAAAGCTCCTGGTAAGGATGATGGATCTTTTCGTAGCCTCGTGCAATTCGGATTGCCATTTAAGGTCTCCTTATTAAATTTGATCTCTAGGATCAATTTGTTCTTGTTTGTGATTAACGACAAGTTCTTCTTTCATAGAGCGCACAATTGGAGGTTTTTCCTCTGTACGGTCTTTTATAAAAGAAGGAAGTCCTTTGGTCTTAAAGCTACTTGCCAGCTCAGGCACAAGATCCTCGATGCTGTCTCTTAGGCTTTCGACACTTCTAGTCGCGACCTTTTCAATTGCTTCAGCAAAAGTCTCACTGTCTTTAATCGATTTGACGTGAGGTTTCTGCAATTGCAATTGGATAGTCACAAGCTGAGAAGAAAGCTGCTTCTTAAATTGTTCATTAAGACTAGCATTCTGGTCCATTAAAGCATTATACTCACCAATTTTGGTATCATATAATTGCTTTGCTTTCGCTAACTCTGCTTCAAGTTCCGCAGTCCTGATCTGGCTATCTGCCAAAGCAGTTTCTAAAATGTTTAAAGTTCTGTCGGAGCCATCAGGGGATTTGACATGCTGGGTGTCCTCAGCAACTACCTCGGGCTCATTATTTTTAGTTTGGTCGCTCATGGCTTCCTCTGATTCCCTTCCGTCATTTTTAAATTTATCTAAAAGCTGATTAAAGTGTTTTTCTACAGTTTCTTTTACTTTATCGACATCGATATTCTTGATGGCATTTTCTGTTAAAAAAGCAAATTTGATCTTGTCTCTGTCGGAATCTTCCTCCAGTTCATACTTTTTATCGGAAATTCCTTCAATGGCTTCAAGTCTTTTAGTTAAAGATTGTGCTGTCTTAGCCTCTTTAAACGTTTCTGGGACTGAGACTCTTACGGAATTTCTGATGTTGTCTGCTCCGTAAGGTAGTTCATCTTTTTTATCTTCTGATCTAATCAATTCAGTGATTCTCCCATCAGAGTCCGTTAAGGCAATAGAGCAAAGCCCTCCCATGGAATCTGCCGTGACAACCTCAACATTCTCTTCTCTAGACTCAGGAACAAGTGAGCTATCAAAGTCTGCACTGAGTATTCCGGCAAGTTCGTTGGCGGGATGGTTAACAAAAGAGCATTCTAGGTACTTCATTTTACCAGTGACTAGATAAGCTCTATACTTAATTCCATCTACGTCATAAACACTTCCAGGTCTATGCTCGCAAATTTCTTCTTCTTTAGAATCATTTAACCAATCGTATCCGCATATAGAGCATCTAGCTTTATTACTGGTTTGACCAGTAGAAACAGTTTTATATCTGCCATCCAATATTTTTTGTTGAGCATCTCTATCGGATATGCTACCTCCGATAAGTATATACCCCGAACCCATACTTGTTCCATGATCAGGATGTTTCCAGTCATTGCTGAATTTATCATCGTCCCATAGCTGAACAAACTTTTGGGCGTCTACTCTACCTATTGGTTCTGATTTAGACTCGTGATGCTTAAGAAAAGGTTTATCATATCCGGCTGTTCCGCCATTGTCTTTTGAAACCCAGGTGGGAGCTCCAGCCTTTACCCCCTTACCGGGGTAGACACGATTATTTAGCAGATATCCCGCGTGGGTAGCTCTGATGGCAACTCTAAAAGTGGGCGAGTTGCTTGAACCATATAAATCCTCTAAGAGATTGGCGGCATCTGAGAACACGTTAGATCTGTCTGGCATACCAAATAAATCAGTGAATCGGATTTGCCTATTCATTCGCTACATCCTCTCGACTTAAACCTATCGATATGTTATTTAAAAAATAATTTGAGACGTCTCTTTTTTTAATCTCATTTATTTTTTTTATTTCAATTTTTTCAATATTTTCATCATCTGTAGTCATGATTTTTACTTTATCTATCCCATTCTTTTCTAAAATCATTAGGTAACCATACTTGTATGAAAAGTCCGTATTCTGTACAGCAATTCCCTCTAGCTCCGTTTTTAGCACATCAAATATGCTACTAATTCTCGATAGATCGATATCTATCTTCGAGTCCCTTTCGAGATCTATCTTTAACATTATCATAGCCTTACGGTTGAGTTTTATCAACGGTATACGTATATGCTTAGATATGAAGCCAGATATATCATCTTTTGTCAATAACTTATTGGAGTTAATATCAAGATTTGCTTTCTTACATCCGCGTTCTATCTCAGGAAGTAAATATTTTTTCGCGTCTGCAACCATCATCTCTGTTTTAGCGATTAGGCATCTTTTGATATCTTCGGATTTAACTATCTTATTATACTTAACGCTATTATTGGTAAGATCGCATATCCCATCGCACATTTCTCCCCAAGAATATCCGAACTCATCATATAACTTCTTAGATACTTCACTATTCTGAGCGACTGCCTTTTTAGTGCTGGCGGTACCATGCTGATTAGTTGGACGAGATTTATTAGCAGTCGCGTTAGATGATCCTTCTGAACGACTCTTGTTCTGTGCGCTAAGTTCAGTCAACGGCTTGGTATACAACTCATGGAAAGTATTCTTTCGATCTTTATCGAGGTATGATTCTTTGTTCAGATATTCAGTTCTAAGCTCGTCTTGCGTTATGGCATTTTGTAAAAATAGTTGTATCCCATGATTTTGATGCGCACGCATTTCCTCACGATCAATATCGGGGAATTTTAGGACAACTCTGGTCTCTTTGTTAAGATCAAACCCGCCCTCTAACAGCAATATGTCAATAACTTTAGCCGTAAATATTTCTGCAAATACATTCTGTATTTCAGAACATGCGTCGACTAAGCTCTTTGTGACTGTCTGGGCAGTAGCTCTGTTGGCAGTATCTCCTCGACCTAGATCGATACCGGATAACCTTAACCCACCTAAAACCCTGGCTTCGAAGTGAGCTAAATATGGCTGGAGGTCTAACACTTGCCCCTCAGTCCCAAGCATATTTATTTCCACTCGCTCCGTAGTAACAAGGCCGCCTTCCGGAGGAAGTGCATCGACTTGTGATCCGATCATATCTACTTCTGAATAACTGGATCCATCCGGCGCAGTAACATACCCCGCGGGCTTATCCTTAGTCCCAACCTTGGCATGAAACAGAGGAAAAGTGTGCTTGTGTGTTACGAGTTCTGCTAGCTCTTCAAGTCTTCTGAGAGCCCTAATATCTTCGAGCACGGGAATTATATAGGGTGTGCCAAATGTAAATCCGGATTTTCTGTCGAGTGTGAAGTGCACTACATCTGATGAACTAAACTTTTTTTCCTTTTGGGCATCCCAAAGTTTTTGCTTCCACTGCATCGGTCTACCGAACTCATTCTTTTTAACAGCCATACTCGTGGGATCTGAAGGATACAGCCCGGATATAGGCTGCATTGTTTTACCAAACATTCTTATAGATGAGCCACTAGATCTTAACGGATCTCTTTTGAGTATCAGCATTGAGTTGCCATATGCAATGAGATTAGTTAAAAGCTCTCTGACTATTGCGGAGATAGGTTCACCAGTTATAAGTTCTATTTCTGCAAGCCTGTCTTTTACGTAAGAGATGGTCTCGTTGTCTTTACCCTGCAGATACCATCCCTCCTTCATTACTAGTTCTCTATGCCTTCTGATCGAGGCAGCAAAATAAGATTCAATATCTAAAGTTTTACCTATTTCGCCTAAGTTATACATCGGAGAAATGAAGCCATTTTCAGATCCCGAAGATAAACCCGGATACCCTCTTGCGGATAAGCTTGTTTTATAATAAAGTGTAGATACTGCTTGTCTCGGAGAGGTCTTTATCGCCTCCCCTATCGACTCAGATTTCTTGCCCTGAGCAAGCTTAATATCTTCATGCTCTACCTTTGTTGCAGAAAAAAGCGCGGCAACTCTACCTAGAAGTCCCATCTGTATCCTTTAACATCCGTTTTATTTCTTCTGTGCTAAGTTCTATTTTACAAGTTCTTAGTATATTTCTAATAACTTCCTCGGAAGTTTCTAAGCCACCCACCCTATCTATCGCAGGTATAAAGAGCTTCGAACGATCCTCGAATAGGCTAGACTTTGTGTTCAGCTGTATCGGCTGACTATCCGAGAAGTATTCATCTAGCACATCTTCTGGAATATCAATTGTATACTGTTCTGAGGGTAATTCCAAACCGCTTACTGTGGCATTGATGTTCTCATCAGCGATATCATCGGATATATCACTGCATTCATATAGGGCTTCATCCAATATCCTAGAGAGAATATATTGGGTGTCATTCAGCAATCGCAGCCTATATCTTTCTTTTATGGTATTGTCAGAATTCAAATACCTTCTGTACTCATCTCCAAAAACCATATTGGACTCATTGTTAAACTTCGACACGAGGGCTTCTGCTTCTTCAATAAATAACTGCTGTAAATTGAAGAATGCTAAACACTTTACTCCGATACTTCGTTCCACATTATCATTTATATTGTTATATATATTATTCCCTAGTTGACCTAATAGCGAGGCAAATACCGATCTAGCATATGTGACTGCATAATTTATACCGTCAAAAGCCTTTAGATCTGCTATAGTAATGCCTGCCTTCTCACTTTCGGTTATTGTTATTGATGATGACGCACATCTCAAAAGACTCCGCATTATCTTGATATCTCTTTTTGTAATTTGTGTAGAGAGAGTGAGAATCCGGACTAGGCAGCAAGTCTGGCTCTTTTTCATACGGTAACTAGCGCTTTGGCCTGCGGTTAACAAGAATGCATTGTTTCTGGCGGCGGACTTCTGCAATGTCTGACTAAGCCCGATTAGTCCATTAGTATTATATCTAAACCTTTCTGCGAATCTCTGATCGAATTCTTCACTTAATGCTGATTGGACATAGTCTGTATCGTGATCGTCTTTATCAGAAAAAGAATTTATCTTTAAAAAAATCTCTTTTGAATACGCAGGATAATATTTATACGCATCTATAGACGCGTTTCTGGTTTGTCTTGTTGTTAGATAATTTATCCAAGGATCATATTTTTGATCTCCAGATGAATATATGTATCGCACGGCGAAATTAAGTATCGTCTCGTAGTCGCCTTCAGATACTTTTTTAAGCGCAAGCTGATCTAATCTGTTGCCCTCCAAAATTGGAGTTTCATCGGTATGGACATTTGTGCGCCTTAAATTATATAAATCATTTAAATTTTCATATATCGTATCAACGGCTGTAGCAAAAGCAGTGGCGGATATTAGAATAGCTACGCCCTGAGCTGTGGCCCCAGCTCCTTCAGAGTGCTTATTCGCGATACTCGTGGCCATCGGGACATTAAATATTTGCTGGTACTTAGAAGCTGAATAGTTCAGTAACCAAAGAGATACAAATAGCAGATAATCCTCTTCCGAGATACCTGCAATTACTCTAGATTTTAATCTAGTTACAGATCTCGCGGCCATTTCTGGGTTGTCGGAAATACTATCTTGTATAGTTAATGCGTACTCTATCTTTAGCTCTTCGTATTTTTTGATGCAGGTTAAAAATAGCGCAAAACTAATTTTATCACCCAGTATGTTTGAACTATCTTTTCTTTTGACTGCCGATCTAACTTCAGTCATAATTTCAGGAACAAAGATATGAGTGGCTCTACATTTTTCTTCGAATAATGGTAGGAGCTTATTGGCAAGATCTATATTTCTTTTGATAGGTCCGAAAGTATTTTTAGCAAGCTCTTCGGCAAGATCCTCTTGATTCGTATTTTCTCTTCTAACCGGCTTGTTAAAATTATCCTGAAGGACCCTTTCCTTCTTATACTTGCCTGGTTTTTTAGCGAATAAACCCATTATATATTTCTCCTGCCCCGATAATTACTTCTAGGGCTTTTCCCATAATAGCCGGTTCTAGGCTTTATCGACTCGCCCTTAGTTCTGACAATAGTTTGACGTCTGGAAACATATAGCCCTATATCTGAACCAGCTATCAAATTTTCTCCCTGATCTTCATCGGACCTTTTTTGTGGCTTCAAATCTTTTTGCATTTTCTTTTGGAATAATTTAGCTTCGTCTAATCCAACCTCTTTATCTAGCTTGGCAAGTTCTGGGAATTGCTGATCCTGATCAGAATCACTACTGAATCCAACAGAATACGCAACATCCATAATGTACTCTATTTTTTTCATATCACTAAACTCAAGTATATGACCCATAATCGCAAGCATCCACGCCGTGAGTGTATGTTCATAGTCTTGAGAATAGGTGGGCACGCCTGTGGGGCTATATTTTACAATCTTAAAGTTCCTCATTTGTTGCAAAATCCCAATATTTGCGAAAGGAATTTCGCTAGGAACTATCCGCGTTGTTGTATCTTCGGAGGCAGGAAATATAATCTGTCTCATTTCTACTGACCTAGACGAGGCATCAACCATGAATTGCTTCACGGGTTTTTTAATGGGAAGCCCACTAATGGGATCTGATATTTCTATGTTCTTATTCATTGTTATGGGCTTAACGCGCTCTTTATATCTAGTTCTTTCCTGCGGATAGTCTACATCATATTTCCACATCATTTCAACTTGGACATGTCCATACCCGGCATCCACATAAATAAATGCAGTTTGATTACCCCATTTTTTATCTAGATCCATTATCTTTTTTATAGCTTCTATTTGCTGAAATTCCTGAGTTCTTATTATATGCTTTTCAACAGACTTATATATTATCTTGCCATCAAGATTCATAGACTCTACCACGACGATATGCGTACCCGTAGTTTTACCCCAATCGACTCCAATAACATATTTAGACTCAGCATGCGGAATACAATCCTCATAGGTATAGTCGGCAAGAGTCCTGTTCACATCCTCACTTCGGAACACACCCTCTGCTTCGTCACCAAATTCGGCTAGAAATTCTCGATTATATCCAGTTTGTGAATAGTTCTGCTTAAACATATGATCTACTTTTGGAGTCCAACTAGGAGACTCAGCAGATATAAACCAAAATTCTTTAAATCCCTGGCTTTTGTCATAGCACCAGTTATAAAGTTTTTTTCGTATTCCGGTAGGTGTGGACGAGACAATGAGTTCGCAAGTCGGGTGAGAAGCCATTATCGCCATGATTACTTCGATGTCGCTGTCATTGATATAATCAACTTCGTCCATGATGATAAAGTCTGCGTCTTGGCCGCGAACCTTATCGGATTTTGCGCCCGAATGTGCGCCAGAAGACCAGCCTCGGATAACTCCACCTGAGCTGAATTCAATCATTTGTGGATTAAGGACATTCCTCTTGATCATGCCTGGCATGTTTAGTGTAGAGGACCGACGTATAAAATCACGCATAGTGTCAAAAATCTTTGCGACCTGTGGCTGATACGGGGCGAGTACTAATATCTCAAATTGTCTATCAATTAATCCACCATTAGTAAATAATTTCCAAAGAGCAAGAACGCTCATCGCTTCAGTTTTGCCGACACGACGTCCTGCGCGTATCGCCTTAAACTGAGATGAACATCGCATAATCTCTTCCTGATACCATCTGGCTTCCCAATCGAACTCGAACTTAGCCCAAGCGACTGGGTCTTGTAGTATCTTGTAGCTCTGTAACTCTTCGTCAGATAAGCCTTGATCTTTCATCTTCTTGGCTAGCAGTCGATAGTCGCCTTCACAGGCAGGCATGAATGGCTCAGAGGTTATTCCGTTATCGTGCATTTCTTTATAGTAGCTTACGCATTTTTTACAGAAATGACAATCCCTTTTGATTATAGGTTTATAGTTATTGTCCTTGTAGTTATCCATAGGTATATAGTTTTCGCTATGATCAATACCTATTTTAATAGGTTTTTCACCCGCGATCCTGATTTCGCGAGACTCTTCCTTTTCTTTAGACATGCATGAATGTCGCTTCGTTGCCCATTGCGGCCCTTGTATTCATTTGCGAGTTATGTATGGCTTGCATGGCTCGCTGCCTTTGAGTAAAACTACTTTTTGTCTCTGCGAAGCCAGCTCCTAGATCTATGTCTGTTCCCCAGGCTGAAGGCTCTTCGGCAGCTCTATTATATTGAAACGTCTCCAACCCCTGGGTTACCGCCATTGCGCCTCCAAGCGCCATAGAAAATAAGTCGTTAGCTACCCAAGCGCGACTAAGTGTCCTTAAAGCTACCCCTATGCTTATTTTACCAAGTGTAGTACCTAGAGCTTTTGCTCTTCCATGGAGTTTACCGCCATGTTTATATTTTCCGGCTTTTGCATGCCCCGGCTCATATTTCTCGCTTGCTTTCTCCCGAAGACGCTGGATTCGTTCAAACATCTGCTTCCGGTCCATAGTCTTATAGGTATTATCATGTAAATCATCAAAAGCGTCCCAATTGCCTCTGCGTGGTGGCGCATTGCCTTGGAGGATTGCATCCACTGAAGCCGCTTGTCTTCTTAGTACTTCGATGCCGGATCGATGGACACCATCTGATGTGAATCTACCTGTCCAAAATGGTTTTATCATCCCCATTAAAGGTTTACCACCACCAAATCCGCCTTGATACCCAGCTAGTCCTGCACCAAGACTTTCTAGGCCAATAGCTATCCCTATGTCGGCAGCCATATGGCCGAAGCCCATATTCTCAGTACTTGACGCCGAAGTTAAGGGCTGGAAGCCAGCAGTCGAAATTATTCTATCGTAAGACATTTGAATTCATTCCATGTGCACTAAGGGTTGCGTTATGATTTATGTTTGAAAAACTTCTACTCTGTCTACTCCTGGGTCCAGCGACGGGGCCCAAACCGTTTCCACGGTTGCGACTCCAGATACCTCCACCGATGCCGGCAAGAGCTCCTCCATATATTGATAATGGCATGGATTTTCCAATGAAGCTCATTACCGGGTCTTTCACCTTACCCAATGTACCTTTACCTAGCATGGGACCTAGTAACATTCCGGGAAGTGCGAAGCCTTTCGCCAGAATACCCAGAGAGCTAAATTTTTGGGCCCGCTCTACAGCAAGTACATTTTTCACCTTTTCCATATTACTTTTTTGCTTTACGCCATCGACTTTGACGGGTTTTTCACGTAATAGTGTTCCGCCCTTTTGGGTACGATTGAGCCTATCGACAGTCTTACGTGTAGCCCCTGGCATGCCCCTATGTCTTGGAGCAACCCCGTATCTGCCGGCTCCATCACTCCATGCGACTACACGCTCGGTTGGTCTAAGGCCGTAACTCAGGGCTTCCCCAGTTGCGTGGAAGTCTTGATCTAAGTCGTCTTGTATCCTTGCGGCCTTTTGGGCCCTTCGCTTAGCTTTGTCCAGTTTCTTTCTACCGGGTAGATCTTTCTTTAGCGTCCTTAATTCATTCCCACCTCCGAATTTTGCCATACCGGCTCTGCCAAAATGAGTAAAACCCCTCATTGCAGCCGCAGTGGTTAAGGCCTTTGTCGCTCCACCCACCAGAAAGTTCTGCATAGGTGAGAGTTGATCACCGAATGCATCTTGAAAAGATGTGCCGGCGAGATGTGCTCCGGCGCCAAAGCCTAGCATCCCAATACCGGAATCGAAGTTTCTAGCAGAATAGCCCGTATATTTCCCGGGTGAAGCCTTGTAACTGTCTAGCGACTTCGATACTCTTTTAGCGGCCTTTGCTCCCCTATTAGCAACACCTATGGTATTTTTGAGGAGGGCTTTTATTGTTGCGACTCTACCCATATTTATTACTCCTTAGAATGGTCCAAAATTATTACCCTGACGTATAGCGTTAACTGCTGCAAACCCCGCATAGCCAACACCGAACATTGGTCCAGATCCACCAGATCTTATTGAAGCCGCAATTATTCCTGCGTGCATACCAATAGCTGCTCCACCTTCTATTGTCCTACTTACTATATTATCCTCGCCGAGTAGTACTGGGGCAGCTCCGTAAGCAGCTATCGTACCCGCGGCCACCGCCCTTACGGATGCTCTAGCATCATCGCTTCCATCGCTTATTATTCGGCCGAATCTAGCTTTATTGCCGGACTGCATGTCTGTGTGTATCCTTTTACCGGAAAAAAAATCAGATAGCGACATGCCCTTCCCCTTCTTGGTTAGCATCAGGTCTTTGATAGCCTTCACATTTCCAGTAATACTATTCTTTGATGCTTGTTGTCCCCTAGCTACCGATATGGGATTTAAATCTCCTATCACGCCGGATAAAAAGTCACCCATCTTCTTACCCATGTAGTCATGTATTATGGTATGTCTGGCCATCTTATCTCCTACGTGGTAGCTGTCGCTGTACGTTCTGCCCTAGATCCTGGATGGTATCCGCTTTCTCTGGGGCTACTTCTTATTATACCAGCAAACAGATGATTTGTTTTATTACCCGAAGGCCCCCTGCCCTCAGAGCTACGATTTCTGAACTTCTTTTGAGCTACCCTGGGGTCAGTGCCTCTAAATACATTTGTGTTTTTATTTCTTTTCTTATAGTCGCCCAGTCCCTTTATGGCAGAATACTGATTCTCTCGTTCAGTTGAATGCACTAGCCCATTTTGCATAGAAGTATATACACCTGGATTTCTTGAATACTTATTCTGAGTCATATTTCTAATCATATCTTGAGACTGCTGATATACAGGATATGTGCTAATCTGATATCCCTGCGTCTTAAGATTAGTTGCGACGTTTCTAACTATCGCCACCTCGTCCATAAGTCTTTTGATATTAACGTCAATTTTAAAATATTTTATTTTGCTAGGATCATTTCTCGCAGCATAACCTATCAGTGCGTATGGTTGGTTTAATGCATACGCGTAAAAGTTCGCTTGAGATACGTGCTTGTCTTTAGGGTATGATAATTCCTTCAACGCATCGAAGTCGGCTACAGTCTTAATTTCTAGCGGAACACCGGAATTTAATATTATGTCAACGTGTCCTGCGACATCTAACTCAGAAGAATAGATATAGTGTTCAGTATTTTGTGCAAGTTTTTTCTGCAGATACTCTTGCTCAATAATACCGTGGACTATACTTCCTCTTTCTGAGGAATTTGTATAATCATCAAATAATTCCCTACCAATAAGCTGATTGGCTAATTGGTCTCCCCTATATCCCAGCATGGAAGACCTAAGCGTATCTGAGCCTATATCGAAGTTATATATCAAATTATTTATAGCCATGTTATTCATATGGCTATTTCCTGAACCAAAAGAGTGCAAGAGCGGATCTCCAGAAGGAGACATGCCCTCCAACGTATTGTACTTCGACCCCTGGTCCTTTATATCTCCAGTCCTGTTTGCTATTAAAACGATCCCCGAAAGAACAAATGCAGACTTTGCAAAAATACTTGCTTTACCTCGAAATCCCGGATCCACGCTCCCCACTATGCCTGATTTTCCAGAGTGATTCTTTGCCGAAGGATCCATGACTTCTTCTGGTGTTCTTCCAACGAGAGATGCTAGTTTTCCCCGAACTATTTCATCGAGCTCATCCCATGTTCCATATTTCTGAGCAAGGCGATCCTCGCTGCTTTTAATTACATTTTCATGAAATACATCGCTCATAAAGGATTGAACATCAGGATCCGCTATATTTTTATATCCCTGATCTAACACATTTCTTAATATTCTAGCCATATTGTCAACATCAATACTTGCTGAGTGTCCTCCTGTTGTTTCTAACGTATTTAATTGAACTGCTAGATTGTCATCGATCAAACCAAATATCTCTTGCAAAGGTCCACTTGGCCCACCAGCATTTATAGTCTCGAGATAGTTGTCCTTGGCGGTCATTATACTTCCGAGAAGACCAGTATTCCCCGAGCTTAAGGTAGCTCCGCCCATGAAGTCGGGTAAAGTTCCGCCCAACGCATTCCCTAGATGCTTGTGAACAAGATGTAGTGCGGTGCCTTCGGGGGCAGGGGGAGGAGAGCCAAAGTCTAATAGAAGGCCGGGAACTATCCTGCCTGGGCTGGATGGCATTACGGCTCTTTGCATAATTTCATTTGCCAGGTCTGCTTGATCAAGAGCACGTATCTCAAGCATACTTCTTCTGAGAGTTTCTGTGGGACCAAGTTCCTCTAATGGATTAATTAAATTATGTAATAACTCAGCAACAGCATCAACTATTTTTCCTTCGTTGCTCTGGACATTGCCAAGATGTCCGCCGAAATCTCTAAAGCCCTGTTCTTGATTTTGTCCAGTTATCCTGCCTATAACTTCAGCTTTTATATCTGCGACTGTTTGACTAGAACGTCCCTCACCCTCTTTGACTCTCTCGGCTAAGTTGCCAAGGAGCGTACTCTCCTTAATATATTGCGAAGGTAAACCGTCAGTGACTTGCCCACTTAGAGTGCCGTATACCCGGTCGGCGATTTCTCTTAACTCAGTACTATTGCCTAAACTTCTCTGAATCGCTCCGTGGTCCAAATTCATAAAATGGTTTTTGTCACTTCTTTTAGTCAGCTCAAACATAATATCTCTAAATTTATCTGAAGCTTCAACCAATCTAATCGATCCAGACTCATCAAATAATCTCGTAAATTTTCGGAGTAAGTCCTCATCTCCCGTTTCATCTATGGTTTGTGCAAAAACACGCATATCGAATGGCGCATTCCATGCCCGCATAGCCAGCGTCTTACCTTCGCTCGCGGCTTTCTCTTTGGCCCCCGATATATAATCAACAAAACTATGTAGCGCTGCCGCCCTATCTGGTCCTTTTCCTATCGCCTCAGATTGTGATTCTATATCAAATAGATTTTCGGCTAGATTTCTATTTAGCGTACTACCCCTAATGGTTATCCCGGTATCCCACTGTGCCCGGTTTGGCTCAGAAGGACCAAAAGACCACAATCCATGCAAGGCATCCCTGGTTTTAGCCGTGTCGCTAGTTTGGAATCTTCCTTCCCTGCTAGCCAATTGAGGATGAACTTCTTCTCCCGAAATATGTTTTTTAATTTGTTCATGGCTTAAAGTTTTCCATTTAACTTCGCCGGATTCCAGGTCGGCAGTAGTATCTTTATATTGAAACTCGTATCTGATCTCTTCTGCTAATTTTTTTGCTTGCTCGTTACCGTCATAAAACGGTGTTTTTATATGAATAGAATCTTCTTCTGTTTGCCCAAATATCTCTATAATATTTGGAGTATTTGGTCTCGTGAGCGACGCCCCTTTGTTGCGGGTAAGCCGACGAGAGCCCATCCAAATGTCTAGGACTTCTCCTTTTTCAAAACCTACAGTTTCAAAATCGAAATCTAGAAAGGTATACTTTAAATCATCCATTATTCACCAAATACTTCTG